TCCGCAAAATTGACCGCATCGAGGTACTTGGCCAGGGTCCGTTTGCGGGTGATCCTGGCCCCCACCAGGTCCTGGTAGCTCAGCACGAGCGCGGTGATCGAGCCCGTGACATTGGCCACCCGCAGCCGGGGTCGGGGTACCTGCCCGCCGCCATTGAACTCAAAGCCCTCAACCTGGATCGGAAACGCTTCATAGGCATGGCCTTGCCAGACCACGCGCTGCATGAGGGCGTTGGTGCCCGCATGAAACCTCACTGGTCCCTGGCCAAAGAGCGACAGGTCCACCACAAAGAGCTCGATCACGGCGCTGGGGGCAAGTTTCTGAATTTCTGAGGTGATCGCTGGGGAAGTCTTGGCTTGTACGGTCATCACAGATCAAACACCTGTTTAAAAGATGCCCGCACAGTCTCGACGTCGGGCTCATCCACCGAGCGGCTCCACTCTTCGCAGGTGAACTTGGCAGCAGTGCCTGCCGGGGTGGTCCACTCAAAGGCCTGCACACCTCCGCGAGCGCGCAAGAAATCGTCGATCGCTGCCGCATCCTGCGTGGTCCGCCCACGAAACTCCAGCGTCCAGACCTCGGCTTGGGTGTGGATGCCAAAGGCCAGGCGCTGCTCATACCCATCGCCAAATGCCACCCTCCGCACATTGGGCCGCATGGCCAGGCTAGCCCCCAGCGAAGGAATCCATGTGAACACCGCCATTTACAAAGCCCTCCGGCTGTCGAGCAAGCCACCGGCCCGCTTTTGAGCCAGCAGCTCCTGGCGCACCGCGTTGGCCACTGCCTGGCCCAGGTCACGACCACCTGCGCTGTCGCCCCGTGTGGCTGCACCTGCGTCAGAGACATTCACAGAAATGTTGAACACATGACCTGCACCCATCCCCCCAGCAGTGCCACCGCTCATGGTCACGGGAATGGTCCGCCCATCAGGCAGCGGCACATAGGCCTCTGGCCGCGAGCCTTCGCCAAACACCGCCAGTTGAGGCGAGTTGGCTATGCCGCCACTGGCGTAACCCCGCAGCGGTAGTGACAGTGGGCCGTCTGCCGTCATGACCCCGCCATCGGCAAAACCAAAGAAACTGCTCATGGCTTTGGCCAGGGGCAGCGTGATGGCGCGCTGGATTTGGATGCGGATCAGGTCAGAGATGATGGAGTTGGCCAGAGACCTGAAGTCGAGCTTGCCCGTCATCACAAAGTCCACCAGCGCATCGGTCATGCCATTGAAGGCGCGGATAGTTGCCGCTTCCATCTGCTTGCCAATCTGCTCAGCCTCTTCAGCCACTGCGCGCATGCCCTTGGCAAATCCGGCTTCGGGGTCCGAGAGTTCCTTGGCCCGCTGCGTCAACAGCTGAGCGCCATCTGCCGCTTGGCGGGCGGCTTCCTCGATTTTGCGAAGAGCTTCGGCGAGTTTTTCATTACCGGGGGCGGCGTCTGCCAAGGCACGTGCCTGCTCGGCCAGTGTGGCCAGCTGGTTCGCACTTTCCTGACGGGCTTCACCCAAGCGGCGCAGCGAGTCCAACTCGCTGATGGCGCCGGTCTCACGCAGGGTTTTGATCTGCTCCTCGCTGGCACGCAACTGCGCCTGACCGCGCGAGGCCTGCTCTTGCAGGTCTTTGAGCGATTCGCCCGGCAGCCGGATCTGGCGCTCCAGGTCCGACTGCTGGGCATCGCGCTCGAGCTTTTGGCGTTTGAGGGCAATCTCCAGGAGCTTGTCCTGGAGCTTGAGTTTGTCCTGACTGGTTTTAGCAACCGTGTCGAGACCTTTGCGCAAAACAGCTTCCTCATCCGAGGACAAGGCAGAGAGCTTTTGCGTGAAATCTTGCTGCGCTGCCAAGCGGGCGTCACTGGCCTCCTTGAAACTCAGGTAGCCCTGGTTTTCATAAAGGTCGATGATGCGTTGGCGGTCCTTCAGGATGCCCGACTCTGCATCCACCAGGCCTTGCAGTCGCTTGAGTTCACTGTCGATACCCGCCATGGCCGAGGCTGTGACGGCCGTGGTGGCGGTGCTGTAGTTCAGGCGCTTTCGGGACGCGGGTGCAGTTGTTTCTGAGTTGCTCGCATCGGTGCCTTTGCGAATGTCATCAAAGCGTTTGGTGACCGCATCGGCCAAGAGCGGCATGTCCCACAGCTCGACATAGTTCTGATTGGCCTGCTCGACGATCGCGTTGCGTTTGTCCAGCGCCGCTTTGAGGCGTGCACGGTTCTCTTCAGAAAACGGATTGAGTCCCTCACCCCCCGCTAAAAACGTCCCCGCCAGCTCAATGTCTGCCCACACCGCCTGGAAACTGCCAATCACCGACTTGATGGTCTGGCCAATACCGCGCAGGGCGTCGATGACTACAGCGATGGCGTACGCCGTGTTCTGCGCCCAGGTGGTGAGCGAGCCATCGGTGCGCAGGCGCTGGATACCGCCCACCGCGTCCTGAGTGCCAAAGAGCACCTGCTTGAGCTCCTGTGCCAACACCGTCATGGACGGAATCGCAGCCGTGACCAGTGTCTGCGCGACAAAGCCTGTCTCGGCCTTCATGCGCGCCAGCGCCTTGGAGGCGTTATCCGCTTCTTCGATCTGCTGGGCCGTGAGCCGGATGTTGAGGTACTGGTTTTCTGCAAGGTCTTTGAGGAAGGGCAACATGGACGCGCCCGACTTGCCAAAGAGCTCCATGGCCAAGGCTGTCTTGCCCGCGCCGTCTTCAAATTCGGAGAGCTTTAAGGCGACATCGTTCATGACCTCGGCAGGATCGCGCAGGTTGCCGCTGACATCCTTGGCCCGTATGCCTAAAAACTGCAGCGCTTTGGTGGCCCCGGCCGTCTCATCGTCCACACCCGCCAGACCTTTGGAGAGTTTGGCCAGACTCCCGCCAATGGCGTCCATCGCGGTGCCCGAGATGGTGGCCACGGGGGCAAAGCCTGACAGCGCCGTGGCGCTCGCCCCGGTTTGCTCGGCCAGGCCTTGCAGAGCTGCCGAGGTCTCCAAGGTCTGGGTCACAAAGTCACGCAGTGCTGCCACAGAGGTGGTGCCAATAACCACTGCAAAAGCGGCTCGGGCAACGCCAGCGACTTGCTGCAGCGAGGCTTTCATGTCCGAGGCGTGCTTGTCCAGCAACCGTGCACTGCGCCCGAGATCGGCCTGAAACTCGGCGGTGTCGGCTGCAAGTTTGATGACCAAGGAGCCGATATCAGCCATGGGGGTTGCCTTATCTCTTGACGCGGTGCGCGAACATGGCCTTGAAGCGGGCGATGTTTAGGCGTGCTGCATCTGCTTCAGGTGCCTTGGATTGATCTGAACGGTGCTGCTTTTCTACAAAGGGCATGAAGTCTTCGGGCGTGAAGGGCTTGCCCTCTTTGCTGCGGTGGGCGTTGGCCAAGGTGGACGCGACGATGGCCGAGCGCAAGTCCGCCCGGAAATCCCCAAAGGGCTCCAACTGATAAAACGTCATCCACTCGGTGAGCTCGTCAGAGCCCATGCGCGCCAGCAACTCGCGCACCGGCAGACCCAAAGCCAGCGCCAGCCGAAACACAAAGCGGCGGGCCGGGCTGGCGATCAGGCGTTTTTTGCAGCTTGCGCCTCATCGGCACCGATGCCGTTCAGGCGCTGGGCCACAGCAAAGACCCGGTCGAGCGCCCTGGCGCTTTTGCGGCCTAAGGCGTCGATGTCGCCATCTTGAAACATGCGCTCGCCCGACTCGCTGCACAGGGTGAGCGAGACCAGGCGGGCGCGCACGTTGTGCATGCGTTGATCGTTAGACGAGGTGTTTGAATCCCTCGTGATCAAGCTGGCTTCAAAGGCGTCGCGGTCGGTGCCGGTCATGGTGCGCACGTACACCTGACCGCCCCATTCGGGAACGCTCACGATTTCGCGCGGCAAGTCGTCTGCGGCCAGGATGGCTTCTTTGGACAGGAGGTTCATGGGTTTAGCTTTCTGTGATGTCGCCGTCGATTTCAATGGTCACGCTGGCTTCAACCACCGCGTCCACCCCGCCTTGCACACTGAACTGCGTGACATAGCCGTAAAACGTCCAAGTGGCTGCAGCCACATCGGTGAAGGTGATCCGAAACTGACGACGGGTGCGGTTGGCGCGGTCAGTGCGCAAGCCCTGGTGCACTGCGTCTTCGGGGTTGTAGTGAAGGCTCAGCGAAAGCTGGCCTTCGTCGCGCAAACCCACGCGTTTTTCTTTGGAAGTTGAGGCCAGATTGGTCACATCGATGACCGAGGCCTGGCCTCCGGGCCCCTGAAATGAGACCACGTTGGGGATGGTTTCAAAGGTGGTGGTGCCAAAGCGGGCAATCGCAATGCCCTGTGCGGTGATGGCGGTGCTGCTCATGCACGTGCTCCTGTTGTGCGGTGAAACTGTTGTGGCTGAAACGGGTTCAGCGGTGGTAGGTGTAGTCCACGCTCACCCGGTACAGCCGGGCTTGCGCTTCAAATTCACTGAGCCCCATGCGCACATCGGCGATGGTGCTCTTATCGGCCAATAGCGCCGCCAGGACCTGGTCTTGCAGGTGCAAGGCCTCCTGGTAGGTTCTGGCGTAGGTGTCGACCTGCACGCGCACGCGCTGCAAGCCACGTGACAAATTTGGGCCATCGATGCCGAAGATGTGTTCTTGCGCTATGGGCGTGTAAACGATGGCCGGGTACTGTGTGCTTTCTGGAGCGACCAGGGCGTACACCTCACCACCGGCCAAGTTCTGGATGGCGTCAAAGAAGTCCTGCACCGCTGTGTCCTAAGGTCTTGTGCTGAATTTTTTGGCTTCCAGCGCCACGCGCTGCTGCAAGCGCTCTTTCATGGCCTGAGCCGCTTCGCGCCGTTTGGCCTCGAGCGCCGGACGCAGAAATGGGCGTGCAGCCATCTTTCGGGTGCCAAACTCCACAAAGCGCCAATACCAGGCGTCCTGGGACAGGTTGCCTTTTTTGCCCTGTTTGCGGTACTTCTTGCCGTGGCGCACCGTCACGAAGAAAGTCTGACGCGTGAGGCTGGAGAGCTCTGGGATGTGCTTCATGATCACCGAGCGCTTGAGGGTGCCCGGTGGGGGCTGGTTCGGCCCCAGAGACTGCTGTGCCTTGGGTGCCCGAGCGCGGGCTTCGTCCCGCACGACCTTGGCCCCGGCGTACACCGACACACGCAGGCCGTTCTTGGCAACACGATCTGGCAATTCGCGCAGGGCTTTGCCCAGTTCTGCCAGGCCTTCGATCTTGACGGTTTCACGTTTAGCCATCGTCAAGCCCTTCGCAAGCCAACAAGATGAGTTTGACCCGGCGCTCGTCTTCATCAAGAGCTGAGTGGATGTTGAACACCCGGGCTTTGTAGAGCACGCGCATCTGAGCCACTTGGTGGGGGTTGTCAAAAAGGCTCTGGTGGCGCACCGTGATCTGGTGGGTGAGTTCTGCCGAGATCCGCCCAGCGATCACCGCTTCACGCCCGGACAGCGGCTGGATATCAGCCCAGACGGTCGCCACATCGAGCCAAGTGCGACATGGGCCACCCAGGCGGTCTTTGGTCGTGCTGGGTCGCTGGATCCTGATGCGGCGCGTCAATGCGCCTGCTCCGATCGGGTTCATAAAGGCCTCATATCAAGGGTACTTTGTAGGGATCAAGCAGGCCATCGACGAAAGGCAAGGGGTCAATGCGACCTCGGGCCATCGACGCGACTTCTTCGCGGTGGGCGTACAGACTGCCCAGACGCAACTTGATCCAGCTTTTGAGGCCTTCGGGCACATCCGCTGCGCTGCCATACCCGGCATCAAAAGTCACAGAGACGGCACCGATTTGCGGCAAGGCCACAGGCCAGATCTGACCAAACACCGGAGTGATTCGGGCAGGCTCACAGGCCTTGTCCACCGTGTAATGTGCGGAGGGCATGACTTGCGAAACACCCGCCATGTCCAAATAGCGAATTTCCACCACCGATTGCAGGGGTGACTTGGGAATCAGGATGGCATGCCCGGGCAGCGTGAAGGTCTGCCCTGCAGGCACCCCCATGAGGCCGCAGCCCGGAAAGCTGTC